GAATTGAAATAGTGAGAGGCCAAGTTAATCGTGTACCAGAGCCTACAAGTAATGACTTCGTGGTGATGATTCCCACATTTCAAGAACGTCTCACTGGTAATGTGGATTTGTATAACACAGTTCTTTTTACAGGCAGCATCGCAGGAACAACCTTAACTGTGACAGCGGTTAAATCGGGAACTATCGCAATCGGTAATTTGATTTTTGGCGTTGGCATTGCGGCGAATACAAGCATCACAGCATTCGGTACTGGAACAGGTGGAGTCGGAACCTATACAGTCAATAACACGCAAACAATCGCTAGTGAATCTATGCAAGCAGGTACGAAAACTGCTGAGCAAGACACAGAGGTAACGATACAATTAGATGTACATGGGCCTAATAGCGCGAACAATTCGCAGATCATTACGACTCTTTTGCGCGATCAGTATGGATTCGATTTCTTCGCTGCATCTGGAATTGACATGGAACCGCTCTATAGCAGCGATCCAAGACAGACGCCATTTATTGATGGCGAACAGCAGTACGAGGAAAGATGGACGATTGACGCAGTAATGCAAGTAAATCCTGTTGTTTCAGTCCCGCAGCAATATGCGGTAGTGCTTGGGCCTGTCAATGTGTTTGAAGAAATTTAGATTTACCGCTGATGCGGTTCTTTTTGGAGCAATAAAAAATGGCTAATCCCTCTATACCAGCATCAGCATTTGTCTCGGTAAATCCATCGGTCATCAATACTGGCGGTGCCGCGATCAATCTGAATGGTTTGTTTCTTACCACAAATACACAGATTCCTTTAGGGACTGTCCTTCAGTTTCCCACTGCTGCAGCTGTTTCTACTTACTTTGGCCCTTCGTCAAATGAGTACACAGAAGCATTGATTTACTTTGCTGGATACGTCGGCCAGACAGCATCACCAGGCGCTTTGTTGTTTGCTCAATATAACAACGTGGCGGTATCTGGTTATCTGCGCGGTGGTAATCTCGGCGCTCTGACTTTGACTCAGTTGCAGGCAATCACTCCTGGCACATTGTCAATCAAGATTGCCGGCGTAACGAATACATCGAGCAGTATCAATTTGAGTGCCGCTACAAGCTTTTCGAATGCTGCATCGATTATACAAGCGGCATTCACTACGCCTAACTTCGGCGTTACATACAATGCGACTGCAAACGCGTTCCAATTCACATCGACAGCAACAGGGGCAACTCAAACTGTCGCATTCAATGATTCTGGCGCATTCGCAACTGCACTGAATCTGACTGCAGCAACTGGCGCGGTTCTTTCCCAAGGTGCTGCTGCTGCTGTTCCTGCTGCATTCATGGCGGGTATCGTCGCTCAGACCACAAACTGGGCAACGTTCATGACTTTGTTTGATCCAGATAACGGCTCTGGAAATACAGTCAAGCAAGCCTTTGCCGCATGGAATACCACACAGAACAATCGTTATGCCTATATCGCTTGGGATACGGATATCACGCCAACTCAATCGACCAATGCATCTACTTCTCTTGGTCAAATTCTGCTGGGTAATGGTAACTCTGGCACATGCCTGATTTATGAGGCAACTAACTTGCATCATGCTGCATTTGTTTGCGGCGTAGCAGCGGCTATCAACTTCAATCAGCCAAATGGCAATACAAACTTTGGGTATCGTAGTCAGTCTGGTTTGACTCCAGCGGTCAACAATCAGACTGTCATGACAAACCTGATTGCCAATGGCTACAACTCTTATGATGCCGTCGCCAATTCTACAAACCAATGGCAGTATTTCTACCCTGGTTCTGTGACAGGCCCGTTCCTGTCCATGCAGCGTTATGTGAATCAGATTTGGCTGAATGCGAATTTCCAGACATCATTGGTCAATCTACTGACCAATACTCCGGCAGTTCCATATGTCCAGGCTGGCTATGCTCTGATTAAGGGTGCTCTACAAACAAACATCAATGCTGCGTTGAGTTTCGGCATGATACAGCCAGGTACTGTCTTATCTGCTGCTCAGATTGCTCAGGTCAACAATCAGGCAGGTACGCGCATTTCTGACATACTGGCAGCGCGTGGATGGTTCTTGCAGGTTCTTGACCCAGGCGCTGTTGTTCGCGGTCAAGGTGGATCGCCAATCATCAACTTCTGGTACACAGACGGCGGCAGCGTCTTGCAAATCAATCTGGCCTCTATCGACGTCGAATAATCATCAAATCAATTTAACTCGAAAGGTCAAAAATCATGGCAACCTTAACCGCAGCCAATTCGATCATCATGCTGTCTATCAACGGCTTATATCCGACTCCGGTACAACTTCAGGGCTATTCTGCTGATGATGTATTCGATTCGGAAGAAATCGACGCTGCTGAAACAATGATGGGCGTTGATGGCAAGCTGTCTGGAGGTCTGATCTATGTTGAGAAACCTTGGAACATTGTTCTTATGGCTAACTCAGCATCAAATCAGATTTTCGATAACTGGGTTCAATCTCAGATTGCGCAGAATGATCTATTCACCGCAAATATGTCGATTGTTTTGCCTAGCCTGGGTTCTACTACTGCATTCAGTAATGGCATCCTGAAAAAATATCCGCCTATGGCAAGCGCAAAGAAGATTCTCCAGCCTCGTAAGTTCACGATTGTCTGGGAATCTATCTCTAACGCAATAGGCTAATACTGGTTGCATGCGCCTGCCTTAGATGGCTAGGCTGTTTCATCCCCTTGGCAGTCGGCGCATGTATTCTTACGAGGGGATAAAAGGGGAAATGCAATGGCAAGAAAAACTGCAACGGTAGTCATTACCGCTGAAGGTAGGGATAAGGGCAAGGTATTTTTCATTACTGAAATGCCGGCTATGCAAGTGGAACGATGGGCGATGAAAGCTTTTCTTGCACTCGCTAGATCTGGCGTGGAAATTCCCGAGAACATATCGTCTGCTGGATTGGCTGGAATCGCTCAGCTGGGTCTAAAAGCATTTGGTGGTTTGAACTTTGATGATGCTGAACCATTGATGCAAGAGATGCTTGCATGTGTTCAGATTATTCCTAATCCATCGAATCCAACTGTAAGGCGCTCTGATATTGAAGCCGATATCGAAGAAGTCTCTACATTGCTAAAATTGCGCGCTGAAGTCTACAACTTGCATACGGATTTTTTGCAGCTCGGCGTCAACTCGAAATCGACCAAGACGACGAGCAAACAGGGTCAGTAAAGTTTTCTGAGTACGTAAATATCCCTGCATCTATTGGTGCAGTCATATCGGCAGGTTTGGCTACCTTATACGAATGCCAGACGATATACAGCGCGGAGGATGTATATTTATTGCTTGAAATAAATACGATAGATACTCACAACAGATTCATCGCATCTCAGAAAAAGGATTGATCGTGGCAACCATCATCGACGCTCTTTTAGTCACATTGGGCATTGATTCTGCTGGAATCAGGAAGGGCGCTGATGAAGCCATTAAGGCTCAGGATGACATAGAAGTCAGAGCTAATGAATCTGCTTCTGCTCAGAAAAAGCGAGATACGGAAGCAAGTAATGCTCTCAAGAAAAAGAATGCTGAAGAAACAAAGATATCTAAAGAGCGAGAAGCAAGAGCAAAGAAAGCCGCCGAAAGCTTGCAGAAAATACGCAATGAGGCATTAGGCGTTGCCGCTGCTTTCTTTGGGATATCTGCCATTACTGGATTTGGTGAACGACTTGTTCAAACAAATGCAGATGTAGGGCGATTATCCAAAACTCTGGATTTGAATGTCACAAGCCTAGCTGCTTGGCAAGGTGCTGCTGCAAAGTTTGGTGCAACCACGGATGACGTTTCAAACGCATTCCGCAACGTCAATAAGATTCAGCAAGAAATAAACACCACTGGAAATACAACCGCATTGCAGCCTTTGTTGCGTGCTGGTGTAGATGCGAAATTCTTTAATTCGGCAACTAGTGCTGAAGAAAAGATGCGATTGCTAAGTACTGCATTTCAAAAACTGACAGGTCAGCAAGCGGCATTCTTAGGCGGTCAAGCTGGATTCAGTGAGGCATTTGTCAGAATGCTTCAAGCTGGTCCTGCTGCCTTAAATAAAGAGATTGAACTACAGAAGAAACTCAATCCAATCAATGAGCAAGCCACAAAAGATGCGATTGATTTAGAGTCATCTTGGGCGCATTTTAAAACTGGCATTACTGGCGTAGGCAATGCTTTTTTGCATGATTTGATGCCAGCGATCAAATCTGCCTTGGAAAGTCTTGCATCCTTACTTGAATTCGCTACTCAGCATCTACCAGCAACTGAAGCATTAGTAACAGCTCTTGGTGCTGCTTTCGCTGTCCTGAGTTTGAAATCTATTGCTGGGGCGATTGCTTCAGTATCTGAATTCACAGGAGGCATGGGATTGGCGGCAACTGCTGCAAGCAAACTGATTGGATTATTAGGCTCTGCTGGGCTTGTAACTGCTGCCGGCGCTGCTGGATATGCATTGGGTTCTGTTCTTGGTTCTGCCTTGGATTCTTTGATAACAAAGATGACAGGGACGGATGCTAGTTTGGGGACATTCATCTATGATCTTTTGCATCCCAAGGAAGCTGCGAAGACTCCAGCGGCAACGAAGTCTAAGCCTTCGACAAATAAACCAGCATCGCCAGCATCGGCAATACCTTCTGGCGTTCCATCTGAAGTGGCTAAAGCCGCACAAGCAGCGCAAGCTAAGTATGGAATACCAGCTGAAGTAACAATTGCCCAATGGAAGCTGGAAAGCTCATCTGGCGCTCACATGCCCACGGGCAGCAATAACCCATTCGGCATAAAAGCCACGGCAGGACAACCATTTGTAGAAGCAGAAACAAATGAATTCATCAATGGGCAGATGGTTCGAGTCAAACAGAAATTTGCCAAGTTTGATTCTCTTGAAGATGCTTTTGCTGCGCATGCAAAATTACTTGCAACAGGCTCTGCATACACGGAGGCCAGAAAGCATCTTGATAATCCTGCGGCATTTGCTGATGCGCTTACTGGAAAATATGCGACCGATCCTAGATATGGAGAAAAGCTTAAAAAGCTGATGGCTTCTCAACTTGATCCGGCATTGGCAAAAGCGTTGACGCCTGGGCCGCAAGTAGATAAAACGGTGATGGCCGGCGCATCTGCTGCTGCAATGGCAAATCAAAGCACGACAAATAACAATCAAGCCAATCAGACAAATAGCGTTGAAACGCACATCGGTTCATTGAATATCAATGCCCCTAATGCAAAGACAAATTCAGATGTAGCAAATGCGATAGGGGATAAGTTGGGAAGTTATAGCTTTGGTTCAATGGCGAATACGGGGTTAGCATGAGTAATCCAAGATTTCCAGATGTCCCATTTGCTGTAGGAGTTCCATCTGTTCTAAGGACTCTGGCTGCACCAGGCCTTCCTATCAATAGCGCGGCCAATATCGCCATAGGCGCAGCCCAATCACAATTGAGCGGGGTTATCAGCAATGTCCAGAATTCTGCAACTGGCCCTATCAATGGCGCATTCGGTCAATTGCCGTCGCAATTAACGAGTGACTCGCCACAAGTCATCAACATCACGATGGCAAATAAAGGGCAATGGGGGATATTCGATCAGAATAACAATTTGATCCTGTCGCCGGATTCTTTCAATGCTCTTGCCTATCGTCAAGGATGGCGCATTGCGAATTATCCGATGGAACAGGGAGCATTTCAGAGTTACAACAAGGTTCAAACGCCTTTCAATGTTCGAGTGACTTTGAACAAAGGCGGGACAGACGAAGATAGAACGAATTTCTTGCAGCAAGCCACATTGGTAGCCGGCTCTTTTGATCTATTCAATGTGGTAACGCCTGAGTATGTCTATACCAATGTTTCGATTGAGAGTTACGATTATCAGAGAACAAATACGCAAGGCGCAAAGCTGCTTTCGATTGATTTTGATTTGATTGAGGTTCGGCTGGCTAACCAAGCGACATTCACCAATACCGCTACTGCAAGTGGTGCGAATCCAGTGAATAATGGGATTGTTCAAACTCAACCTGCAACGCCTGCTCAACAAGCAAATGCGAGCCTAGTCCAATAATGCTGATAATCCCATTACAAGCTATTCCGTCACAAAGCATCAATGTTCAATTGGCGGGACAGAATTGCACTATCAATGTGTACCAGAATACCTATGGGCTGTTCTGCGACTTGTATGTGTCGAATGTTTTGATTATTGGTGGCGTTATTTGCCAGAATTTGAATCGCATTGTCAGGGACATCTATCTAGGATTTATCGGCGATCTTTGTTTTCAAGATACACAAGGATCAAATGATCCAGACTATACGGGCCTAGGTTCTCGATATTTGTTCTGTTATCTGACGACTTCTGATTTAGGAGGTCGTGGATAATGTCTTTTACCAAGAAAAAGATCACACTGATATTCACACTCGGTCAAGGTCAATTTGGTCAGACAGGATCGAATACAGTTACCGTGGAAGGGTTGCGCGTATCGTGCCAGATTGTGAAGACTGGTAGCGCGGCCATGTCTCAAGCGAATATCCGAATCTTCGGATTGACTCCTACAGTCTACAATTCATTGGCTTCCATCTATCCGGTAAATCTCGGCATTCAAAGAAATACAGTGACCGTGCAAGCTGGTGATGATGTGAATGGTATAGCGACTGTTTTTATTGGGCAGATCACGATTGCTCAAATTGACTTGAATAGCCAGCCTGACAGTGTGATGAATATTGTTGCTCAGACTGGATTGCTGCAAGCTTTGACGCCTATCCAGCCTACCAGTTATCCAATGGGCGCAGCGGTTGCAACGGCCATGCAAAGCCTAGCAACGCAGATGAATTTGAACTTTGAGAATAACAATGTCACTGCGATTTTGCCTAAGTCTTATTTCCCAGGCACAGCACGCCAACAAGCCTTAGCTATCGTGGAAGCATCAGGAATTAAATGGAACGGTGGAGATGATGGCGTTCTGGCTATTTGGAATAATGGATCTAGTCGAGGCGGGGTAATCCCTATTATTTCCCCTGATACTGGGATGATTGGATATCCGTCTTATTCCAATATAGGTATAGGAGTTCGAACTTCTTATAACCCGAATATCCAATATGGCGGACAGATTCAATTAAAAAGTACATTGCAGGTTGCTCATTTGAATGGAAATTGGCAGGTATTCGGGCTTACTCACATGCTAGAAAGTGAATTGCCGGATGGTCAATGGATGACTGAGATTCAGGGATTTTCAATAGGTGCTGCAAATGGCCAATAATCCCGAGCAAGCATTTTTAGGCTTTCAACCTCCAGAAACTTTTGGATCAGATTTCAATGCCAAGGTATTTCTCATCAAGTCAATCTTGGCCGGCATCAGGACAAGCACCATTGTTCAAGTTCAGTCTTGCACGAATAATGGCGGGGTATCTCCAGTAGGAACGGTCAATGTCGTTCCTATGGTGAATCAGCTTGATGGTTTCGGAAATCAGATGCCGCATGGTCAAATCTATTCTTTGCCATATGTTCGTGTTCAAGGTGGCGCAAATGCGGTGATTATTGATCCGCAACCTGGTGATATCGGGATTGCGATATTTTCCGATAGAGACATCTCAAATGTGATATCTACCAAGCAGACAGCCAATCCTGGTAGCAATCGCAAATTCGATATGGCTGATGGAATTTATATAGGAGGCATATTGAATGCGGCTCCAACTCAATATGTCCAATTCAGCTCAAACGGGATAAACATCACAGCAACAGGAAAAGTAGTTCTGACAGATGGCACAGGATCAACTATCGTGATGAATAATGACCATACTGGATCAGGCACTTTCAGTGGAGGATTCACATTGAATGCTGCAGGAGGCGTAACAGTAAATGCAGCAAGCGGAATGACGGTAAATGCGAATATGCAAGTCAATGGAACCGTTACAGCAACAGGAGAAGGTACGTTCAATGGTGGGCATACTGTTTCTCAACATAGCCATCATCAAGGCCCAGATAGTCTTGGCGCTGCTGAGCAAGATGTTAGTACGCCATTCGGATAATCATCATGAATACAATGCTCTTAGATCGTACTGCTTGGGATTTATGCATAGACGCATCGGGCAATATTGCCATGGCATCAGATGGATATTCTTTAGCTCAAGATGCGGCTTCAGCAATCAAGCTTTTCCAAGGTGAGTATTGGTACAATCTCAGCTTAGGTATTCCATATTTTCAACAGATACTTGGACATTCTCCGCCTATCAATCTGATGAAGACTCAATTTCAAAATGCTGCGCTGACTGTGCCAGGTGTAACTACTGCGGTATGTTTTTTATCATCAGTCGCGAATGGTCAAGTATCAGGGCAGATTCAAATAACCGATACTAGCGGTACTACAACGATAGCGAGCTTTTAATGGGAACAACTAGCGTACCTCAAGTATCGCTTGGCACAAATGGATTTATTGCGCCATCTCAATCTGCCGTCCTGACGGGAGTGCAGACTGATATCAATAC